ATCGTCTCCGACGCAGAGTCCGCGCAACTCGTCCAGTCGCGTCAGTGGAACGCGTCCGCTGTCGCGATGCTTCTCGGGATCCCGTCCTACAAACTCGGCCTGCAAGGTCCATCCATGACGTACATGAACGTCGAGTCCGGAGACATCGACTTCGTACGAGACTCCGTGGACCGCTACGCAGGGCCACTCGCTGCGACGTTCTCGAAGTGGCTCATGCCGCGCGGCACAGACGTCGCGTGGGACTACGCCGGACGGATGCGCAGCGACGCGCCGACGACAGCGAACGTGATCACGACTCTCATGCCAGCAGTGATCACGCAGGACGAAGCGCGGGCGATGATCGGACGTCCGCCGCTAGAGCAGTCAACAGAAGCGGGCGAGACGCCGATAGACGTCCCCGAACTCACACCTTCGGAGGTTCCGTCATGAGTGAACTGATCATCAACAGAAGTGTCGCGCCGTTGGAGCCGATCGGAGACGGCTGGACAGTCGAAGGCATCGCAGTCCCGTACGAACGCGAACACGAAGTGTCCGACGACGGCGGCGCATCGACGTACTTCGAGGCGTTCCGCTCCGGCGCGTTCTCGCGTGACGCAGCGAAGGGCGGACGCTGGGTGAATCTCATGCTTGGTCACAGCGGCGACGACGGCGACAGATTCCTAGGACGCTGCGTCGGCATCGTCGACGAACGCGAAGGACTGCGGACGTCGTTCCGACTCGATCGCTCACATCCGCAGGCGGAAGCCGCACGCTCCGGCGAACTGACCGGCTGGTCCGTGTCCGCGCGTGTCTATCGATCGCAGTCCGTCGAACGCAGCGGACGTCGGATCGTGTTCCGCGAAGTGTGCGGACTGTCGCACGTCGCAGCGACGCCACGTCCGCAGTACGCAGGCGCAGGCGTGCTTGTCGCACGCGAACACGAGTTGATCGTCCAGCCGTCCGGAACGCCACGGCGAGACGCTCTGCGCGAGTTTCTGGACGGCCTCGCATGACGGAGCCGTTCCGCTGTCCGTACGCACCGAAGGGCCGCGACCGCTGTCCGGAGTGGCGCTGCGATTGCTTCATCGATCTGTATCCAGACGATCCCTTCGGACTCCATCCGGAAGCGTTCATCGTCGGACGGGCGGACGAGTGACTTACGAGCCGCGCGACGTCGCGTTCTACGACGCAGCAGAACGCGACGGACGACCGCCGCCACGCGTCCGAGACATGACAGTCGGACCTGTCACGACGAACGACGTCGACGAGTTCGCACGCCGCTATCACTACAGCGGACGCGGCGGATCCATGCTGTGGCGCTACGGACTGTGGCACGACTTCACACTCTGGGGAGTCTGCGTCTACAACCTTCCGACACGACACGTCTGCGAAGCGATCTTCGGACCTGATCACTTCGATCGAGTCGTCCACATGGGACGACTCGCGATGGCGGACGGATCTCCTCGCAACAGTGAGAGCCGCTTGATCGGCGGATCTCTCGCAGCCATGACGCGCGATCATCCGGACATCTGGGCCGTCGTCACGTACGCAGCGACGGAAGTCGGACATCTCGGCTACGTCTATCAAGCGACGAACGCGCTCTACACAGGCACAGGCGGAGATCCGATCTTCCACATCGACACGGAGGGCAACCGTCGCGGAACGTACGACGGACGACACATCAACCGCGCGGAGGCGGAGCGGCGCGGCTGGACACGACACACGGGCGGATCGAAGCACCGCTACGTCTATCTACTCGGCTCGAAGACGCAGCGTCGACAGCGACGCGCGCTCCTCCGACTCGACGTCCTTCCGTACCCGAAGGTCGACGGGCTGGACGACGAGGCGTAACGTCCGGCGGCAAGTCATACGCAGAGCCGCCACCCGGCGCCCGCGTCACCCGCCACCCGGCCATCGAGCCGCCACCCGGGGACGTGACAGAAACAGGGCAAGCCGCCACCCGGCCGAGAACCTTCGGACACGGAAGGCGGCCCCGTCATGGGCGCATATCTGGACAGACTGAACTCACAGTTCGACGAGATCCGCGAAGGCGTCGAGACGCTCGTCTCGCGCGCAGCGGAAGACAATCGCGACGTCTCGGACGACGAACAGAAGCAGGTCGACCGCGACAAGGGCCGACTGGCGGAACTACAGACCGCGATCACGTACTACACAGAACTCGAAGCGCAAGGCGACAAGGTCTCCGAACTGCGTCGCAGTCTGCCGGAGCGGCAGCCGCAGACGCGGAACACGTCCGGACAGCCGGAGGAGTACGACATCCTTCGCGACTTCCCGACAGCAGGCGACTACGCCGTAACGCTTCACCGTGCGATGGCGCTGCGCGATCCGGAGGCGCTGGAACTGATCAACCGCGCGACTGCACATCAGAAGTTGGCGGACAATCCGGGGATCATCCCCCGGCCCGTACTCGGTCCGGTGCTCAACAACATCGACGCATCGCGTCCGTTCATCAACTCGATCAGTCGACGTCCGCTTCCGGCTGGACAGTTCGATCGTCCAGTGATCACGCAGCATGTCGCAGTCGACAAGCAAGCGGCGGAGAAGGATCTCACCGCGTCGCAGAAGATGACGATCGGCAAACTGCCGGTCGCGGCGGACACGTTCGCCGGACATCTGAACATCTCGCGACAGGACATCAAGTGGACGTCGCCGGGGATCTTGCAGATCGTGTTCGACGACTTCGCCGCTGTCTACGCGAACGCGACGGACAACGAAGCGTGCGAAGACTTCGCGACGTCCGTCGTGAACACTGCGCCGATCGCGACGTGGGACGCCGCAGGCATCTACGCAGCCATCTACGCGGGCGCAGAGAACACGCTCGGTTCAAGCAACGCACTGCCGGACACGCTGTGGGTTTCGCCGGACGTCTGGGGACGACTCGGCTCACTACAGATGCCTATGGGCGGACCGCTCTTCCCCGGCATCAACCCAAGTTCGACTAGCGGCGGATCGCCGGGCGGCTTCTCGTTCGTCGTCGACCGGAACTTCCCAGCCGGGACGATGATCCAAGGCCCGTCGCGCTACGCGGAGTGGTACGAAGACGTCGACGGCTTGATGCAGGTTGGCGAGCCGGACGTCCTAGGACAGTTGGTCGGCTACGCAGGCTACGGCGCGTTTCTGAACGTGCTTCCGGCTGCGTATACGAAGTTCACTGTCCCGGCTCCTGTCGTCGCCGGAGCGTCTGCGCCGTCGAGCAAGTAGCGCGCTGTGGCTCTGGATCTCGCGACCGTTCGTGAGTATGTCCGCGTACCGGCGACAGCATTGTCGGACGCGGATCTCACGCGGATGATCGCGGCGTGTTCCGACGATCAGGCGCAGCGCTGCGCGTGGCCGGACGTGGACATCGACGGACAGCCGATCGAGCGTCCGGAGACGTTGGACCAAGCGCTCCTTAGGCGTGTCCAGCGGGAGGTGGCGGCGCGCAATCTCCCGCTGGGCATGGTCGGACTCGACGCGACGGAGTACGGCCCGGAGCGACTGCCGTACTTCGACGCGCTCGTCGAAGAGCACGAACGCGCATATCGACGGGTCGTTCTCGGATGAGTCTCGCGAACGGCTCCGCCGGAACGACAGCGACGCGGGCGCAAGACACACGATCCGCGCTCGTCGCCGCACTCGCGACAGTCCAAGGGATCACCGCGTATCCAGTCGTGCCGGATCAAGCGACAGCCGGAGCAGCGTGGCCGAAGTGGATTCAGACGACCTACGGCGGACATCTCTGCACGTTGGCTGTCGACACCTACGAAGTTCTCGTGACGCTTCCGGCTGGATACGTCGCGACGACAGTCGATCAAGGCGACGCGTTCCGCGACGCGGTCGCGTTCGCAGTGATGAAAGTCGGACGCGTCGAGTTCGTCGAGCCGCGAACGATCACGTTCCAAGACAAGCAAGCCATGCCGGGTCTCCGGATCCGCGTCGTCACCTAGGAGAAGTCATGTCCTCACCCGAACCGGAGACCTTCCTACTCGGCCCCGGCACACTCACGATCGGCTCGACAGGCACACCGATCGACGTGTCATGTCTGATCAATAACGCAGTGATCTCTGCGGACAAGGATCAAGCGGACAGCACGACGAAACTGTGCGGCACCGTCAAGCCCGGAGCAGTCACGTACGCGTACACACTCGGCGGGAACACCGACACGGACATCGCAGACGCCGCAGGCTTCTTTGCGCTGTCACAGTCCGCGCCCGGCACGGAACAAGACTTCACGTTCGAGCCGTCCACGGACGCAGGCACAGTCGCGACAGGCGTACTCGTGATCGATCCTCTCGACTTCGGCGGCGACGAGTCCGGCGCAGCCATGACGTCCGACTTCGAGTTCGCGCTTGTCGGCGCACCGACGTACACATTCGGCGGCGTCGTCCTCGCGAGTGCGTCGACGGAAGACGACGAAGACGAAGACGTCGCCTCGTGAGCATGACGTCCGACGTCGAAGGCTTGGCTGCGTTCCAAGCCTCGACGGCGGACGCGATCTCCGGACTCGAAGACATGACGGAAGCAGAGACAGCCGCCGGACGGATCGTCCAGCAACGCGCCGCAGCGGGCGCACCGAAGGCGACAGGCGTCCTCGCCGGATCGATCCGCGCGGACGTCACGGATCACGAAGTGGCCGTCTCGACGTCGCTCGTCTACGGCGCAGTTCAAGAGTTCGGCTGGCCCGGACACAACATCGCCGCACAGCCGTACATGCGGCCCGCGCTGGCGGACTCGGAGTCACTCGTCGTCGAGGCGTACGCGTCACAAGTCCGGAAAGAAGTCGGATCCATCAAAGGCACATGACAGACAGGAGCGCGCCATGGGTGATCAGAAGTTACGCAGTCCACGCGTCCGGATCGTTCGCGACGGACAAGAGCCGCTAGAAGTCCAGACGGACAACCGCGATCTCATCTTGTGGGACTCGACGCGGATCAAGCACAAGTGGCCGAAGTTCGACGACGCGCCGTTCATGTGGCTCACGTTCATCAGTTGGAGCGCAGCCCGCCGGACGGGCGCGATCGTGCCGGATCACAAGTTCGAGACGTGGCGGGACGAAGTTCTCGAAGTGACATCCGTCGACGACGACGAAGACGAGGAGATCGGATCCCCTACCCAGCCGGGAGCAGATCCCGGCTGATCGTTGAACTCGCGATCGCGACGCAGACCGCTCCGGCGCAGTGGCGCGACGAGACAGACGAAGTGATCGCGACCGCTCTGCAAGTGCTGGACGAACACGCGACACGGATCAAGCGACAGACGAGAGGACGTCATGGCTGATGCAGTGACTCTCGTCGTCAAGATCGTCTCGGACGTCAAGTCCGCCACCTCCGGCATGGACGAAGTGGCGTCACGCGGCGACAAGATGAAGGCTGGACTGTCGACCGCCGCGAAGGCTGCGACGGGTGTCCTACTCGGACTAGGCGCAGC